CCAGATGTTATCGCCAACCCATTAAGGGCAAGAGTAAACGTACCAGCAGAGGCTGCTGTATTGGTAACAAGAATATCTGTTACAACCGTAGTGGTTGATGCAGGTACTGTATAGAGTGTTGTGCTTAATGTTGCTGCTGCTGTACGAGCCAGCACCTTAGATGTTGTAGCCATTAGTTACTACCTTTCTTAGATTGCGCCCATAAGCGCAAGGATATAGTTGTTGTCAATAGAAGATGTATCAACTACTGCCCATTCAAGACCAGTAGCAGTTGATGAGTTTGTTTTTAGGTATAAACCATTTGAGCCTGCAGTTAACTTGCCAATAGTGTCAACAGCAGTACCTACAAATAAATCACCCTTTGCGTCAATGTCTCCTGAAACAAGAGCAGTTGCTAATTCAAATGCAGTAAATGTAATAATCTCTACAATATCTGCTGCAACTAGTGCTGAAAGTCCAGTAATACTTGTACCATTTGTGGCATTGTAATCAGAGGTACGAGCAAGAAGCACACCGTTAAGGTATACCTGCTCCTTACCTGGCAAGTATGAAAGCGTTAAACCATTCTCATCTGTACCTGAGAGTGAAGTTTCTCCACCCGCTGCCGTAAAGCGGAATCGGTAAATTGCTGCAGTTGATGAGATTGAACCCCATCCTGAACCTGTCCAAGCGTACATAGCGTTTGCAACTGTATCCCAATAAATAGCACCAGTAACAATGGCATTGCCATCATTGTCTAGTGTTGGAGGAGTTGCTTTAGCACCTAGATAGCGGTCATCAAAGTTGTCATAGGTTGTAGCAGCAGCGGCTGCACTTGCTGCAGCAGCAGAAGCAGAACCTGCAACTGTATCTACATAGACCTTTGTTGCTGCATCATCATTGTTTGTAGGTGTTCCAAGGTTTGTAACCTTGAACGTTCCCGCATCTAAATTGCCAGCAAGAACACCAGTTGTTTTATTAAGGTATGTTCCAGATAGACTGATTGCACCAGTGTTCCCATCAACAGATAGAACTGCATCTGTTGGAGAAAGAAGTTCCTGCCAATTAGCAAGGGTTGATGCTGGGTCTGCTGTTAAAATAAATGACTTATTAACATCTGTGCGAACCGCAACATCACCAATCTGTGCACTTAAAGCAAGCATTGCTGCTTGTGATGCAACTACTGATGTGTGAGAAATTGCTAGTGCAGGAAGGTGATGGGTCGGAACTAATCCGTTTCCATCAAGTTCAGCAATACCATTTACTGCACCCTTTTGGGTTGTAATGTAGTTAAGAGTTACTGCATCCTGAGCATTAGTTGGGTCTGCAAGCCCTGTAATTTTTTGTGCATTGAGAGCAACGGCTGCAGTAGGTGCTGCCATTTGGTCTAAGCGAGATGCACGAACCTGTGTATCAAAATCTGAGATAGTAGATGATGTTTGAGAACCAGTGTGATTAGTACGAGCCAGTGGGTCTACAGCCAACTTGGATAGAGCAATACCAGCAGAAGCATTGATATCTGCGTTAACAATAGTTCCATCTACCAAGTCAGCAGAGGTAATTGTTCCACCAAGATTTAACTTAGTCTTTGCAATAGCAGCAGTAGCAGATACATCTGCATCTACAATAGTTGCATCAGCAATCATTGTGCTAGTAACTGTTCCAGTATCAGCCTGAGTTACTGCAGTGCCAGAAATTTTGTATGAAGCAATTGCTGCTCCTGAGTTAATGTCAGCATCTACAATAGTGCCATCAGCAAGCATAGCCGATGTAACTGTGCCAGTGTCTGCTACTGTTACAGCAACACCAGCAATCTTAGTTTTATCAATGGCTGCAGATGCATTTACATCAGCATCAACAATTACACCAGCAGCAATAGCGGTTGTGATTGTTGTATTACCAAGGTTGGTCATTGTGGCTGAACCAGTTGTATCACCAGCAATAGTGATAGTTGGGTCGTTTACGTCAAAGTTATATTTTCCAGTAGCATCGTCATAAGTAACAGATATGCCAGACTCAGTGTTCCCAGAAACCATTGCTCCAACGACATCTTCAACTGATTCAGTAAAATCAGAAATAGCGCCAGCAGTAATAGTTCCACCGCCAGCAGCGTTAAGGTGAGAGTGAGTAGCATTTGTAAAACTTGCAATTGTAGGGGTAACAATAGTAGGACTAGAATTAAATACCAAAGAACCAGTACCTGTTTCATCTGAAATAACAGATGCTAGTTCAGCAGAAGTAGTTGCTGAGTGACCAGTTAAGTTACCTTCAGCGTGAGTGTTAGCCTCACGATAGTCACGACCAATTGCCATGTGTCGAACTACTGCACCCGCTGAGTGTACTTGTCCAGTACCAGGTGTAGGACCATCAATACCACGAACAATAGTTATTGTGTTAGTAGATACTGGACTGCCAGAGGCAGAGTAAATATCTACAATTTCTTCAAGCGCAGTATCTGGGTCAATTACTACAGTAAATGTTTCACCTGCTGAAACTGTTATTCCACCGAGTAAAGCAGAGCCAGAAACAACATTTGCTGTTGTTGCGGTTGCATTAATTCCACTAGTAAGGGTAGTTTGCTGGGAACGGGATGAGTATTTTCTAGTTGTCATTCAATCTTCCTATCGGCTGAAGTGAACTCGTGGTGGGTATTGTTGTTGTTGCGACATTGTTTCTTCTGATAGTCGCTGTGTATAAAGAGCAAAAAGTTGACGATACGCATTGGTGGCTGAACCAAAGGTACGCTTGTTATCTGTTTCATCAGCCTGTGGTGATGATGCACCAGTACGGGCTGGGTCTAAATATGCAATCAAGCGGTATGAAGCACCAAGAATTACAATGTCTCGGCAAGACTCTGGCAATCCAGTCTGTACAGTAAATGAATCTGTAGATGATGTAGATAGAGTTGAAGGTGCAGTTGCATAAACAACCTTTACCTTACGACCAGATGCAATAGCATCTCCAATAGTTACAGTTTGTGCACCAGAACCCCAAGTATCAGTATCTGGAAAAGCGTCAAAGTCCCAACGCTTAATCCGAATCCATTCACGGCTAGAGCCAATGTCTTGCCAGTGCATGGTTAAAATGTTTTGAATATTCTTATTGTCTAGTTCATAGGTATTTACAATTGTGCTGCTAAATGTAAATGATGTTTGCTTAACTGCAAAGATAGCAGAACCCATTGCACGGATAGTATCTTGGATAGCACGCTTTACAACATGCTTAGGAAAAGTAGGAGAGATAGTTACCTTTGAGCCAGCAGCATGTGTTGCTGCAGTAGAACCTAAAAAGCCACGACCATATGGAGAAACTGTTGCTGTGTTAGAAATACGGTCTACAGTATCTACCCAAAGTAGTTCATCATCAATTTCTACTGTACCAGAACCAAGGCGTTGAGCATCTGCTACACTAAAAATAGTAGGTGATGCAAGAGTAGATGTGGTTGTAGAAATAGAAGTTGTTAAGTGTGTAGCCTTGTCTTGTTGAATTGTGTAACCTGCAAGGTTAATTAACACCTCATCAGTTAAATCGTTTAATAGGATACCCATTACCACTTCACCTTATCTGCCCAGTAGGCTGCGCTTAGTTTGCCTTTGGCAATATTCTTAGAATGTCTTGCTTTAAAAGACTTGCGGCGTGCTGCATAGGATGCAGACTCACCAGCCTTCTTTGGAGAACCAGATACGCCCTGCTGCCCAAAACGGATTGTCTTAACAGTTGTTCCTTGTTTAGCCACAACTACGTGTGACTTCTTTGGGTGATTAGGCGTACGCTTAGGCTTGTTATAGCCTGATACACCAGCACGGGTTAATCTAGAATCTTTCACTTTACCAGCCGTACCTATCCTTTAAAATCTTTAGCATTGCTGCATCTTGTGGAGTCATCTTAGGAGTTTTTTTAGGAGTTACTTTTGGCTTAGGAGTTGGCTTAGGTGTAGGTTTAATCTTGCCAATATCTCGGCCACCAATAGTGCTGCCATCTGGCATTACAAATATATTTCCAGAGTTACGCTTCTTTGCAACAGTCTTTTTTGCAACTGCTTTCTTTGTAACCTTTGGGTACATATCTTTAATCTTTGCCTTGGTTGCAGGGTCCATTGCTGCTATAACTTTTTTAGCCTTAGTGACTCTTGCAGCGTAAGCCTTTGGGTCTATTCCTTTTGGCATTAGTTAGCACCAAATAATCCACTACGCTTAGGCATAGCCTTCTTTGCTGTCTTCTTAGCCATCTTCTTCTTAGCAACTTTCTTGACTGCCTTCTTCATTGGTTTGCCAGTAATTTTAGCCTTCTTCTTTGCTGCTGCCATACCTGCTGGTGTATAATCAAACTTCTCTGTTCCGACCATTGGCATTATATTGCTCCCGCTTCTTTAAGTGTTGCTACCGATTTTTTGTTAATAAACTTAGCGCTAGTCATATCATTTGCATCATATGGCTTGCCCATTGCTTCAGAAGCATTTACAGCACGCTGCACAGCAGCCATGCTTGTACCTTCTGGTTGAATACCTTGTGCCCTAGCGGCACGATAAGCATTCAATTCTCCATCCCATTTCTTATTGCTCATAGCCTTTTGAGATGATGAATCTCCTGGGCTAAGTTGTAATCCAATTACTTTGCAACCAAAGCAACCTTCAACATCTTCTGGATGGTCTTCTCTGTGCTTCATACTGTTGCCACCGTATATCCAGCAGACTCAAGGTCTGCTTTTTCAGCAGCGTCTACTTCATAGGAGTAACCACCAATGTAGGCTACGTCAGCAGCAACTACTTCTTCACTCGAAGGAAACCGAATCTCTGTGTAAACAGAACCGTTTTTTAGAACGCTGATTCCTTTAGGAATTTTAATTCTAGAAAACAGTGGATGGTATTCGCCATCCATCTCTTCAAGAACTGTTGGTGTTGTAAATATGTAAGCCATTATCTCTCCCAATCTTTTTACTGATAGGCAGGGGCCAAAGCCCCTACCTACCCGTCTAAATACTGTTAGACTGTTGGACGGCCTGATGCCGCTGTTTCGATACGAACCAATGCTGGTGTGCGATATAGCGACCAGTTAATGATTCCGTACCAGCCAACTGGATTGAAACGGTTGAAACGGTCCTGGACAACGCCCACTTCCATTCCTGGTTCCTTCCAGACAGCCTCAGCAAGTGCTTGTGCACCTACTACGTATGTGTGATACACACGTGTTTGTGATGTGCTTGAGCCTGTTCCAGCCTGTGCGTTTGTGCAGTTCGCTGATTCAATAAAGCGAACGCCTTCCCATGAGCCAGTCTCTCCACCGTATAGTGGTGCAGCGTTCTGGTACTCATGTGGAGTACGCCATACGTTGTTACCTGTCTCTGTGCGTAGGTCAGCAGAAACTTCTGGGTGGATGTACGCAACGTACATTCCAGCAGCCTTGTACTGAACTCCAGTAGAGCGCATCTTAGTAACAGCAGTACGGATAGCAGCAGACTTCATTGTGTCTGCTGGTGCAATTGTAGTCTTAGCAGCAACTGTGCCAACACCTTCGTAAACATTTGATACTGCGCCAGTTCCGCCAGCAACACGAACGATGTTCGCGCCTGCGTCCAACTTAGCAACTACTGCTGCATCAAGTGTCTTTGTCATGTTGAAGCCAACTGCGTTAGCAACCCATGGGTCAATGTTTGCTAGTGACATCAAGTTAATCTTCTTAACTGGAAGTACTGAGCGACCTAGTTCTAGTTGTGCAATGTCTAGGTATGTTGTTGCTGGTAGTGCTACTGAATCTGGGTCAACAGTCTCATTGAGTGTTGCACCTGCTACAGTAGTGTCAGCAATATCTGTGTTAAACTGGAAACGGATTGAAGAACCGTTGTGTGTTAGGGAGCCGACCTTCTTGTCCGCAATTTCGCGGAACTTTGGAAGGATACGAAGATTAGTCTCGATAAGTTTATCGTAGGCTAATGTTACAAGATTGCTTCCTAATCCAGTGGTTGTAGTGGTAAAGACATCTGCCATTTGGCGATGCCCCCTTTCTGGAATAGTTGGTTACGAATTAACCAAGGTTTTTAATAATTGACATAATCTCTTCTTCAGAGGTCGCATTAGCGATTGCTCGCTCAAGGTCTTCTGAATAAGCAGGAGTGTCAGCCGATTGAGTTGCAGAATCCTGTTGCTGTAAAGCACGTAGGTTTTCTGTATCAACTGGCTTTTCTTGATTAGGCGTGTACCCGATTAAGTCACCATTCTCAATGAGCCAGTTTGAAACTGCGTCTTCATTGATAGTGTCTAAGTCCTTAAGGACAAGACGGGTAGCCTTAGTGTTCACTCCCTTTGATTCTAGGATTTCTTTAACAGTACGCTCATTAGATTCCTTAGAGAACTTCGCTAGTTGTTCTTCAAGTTCCTTGATGCGCTTCTCATCTGCTCGCTTGGCTTTGCGTAAGTTAGCGATACCATCATCGCCATAGGAGCCATGAGGGCGATTTGATTCGCTCTCTAGATTGTCGTTATCGTCTTCCCAGTATTGTTCGTTGCTCATGCAACATCACCCTTCGTTAGTAGTTGTCGCAGACCACAACCAGATAAGGGGATACTTGGTTGGCTTCTGCTCCCAGACTTTTACGCCTGACGGGGCTGGTAGGTCCGTCTAGGGAATTTAGAATTTACCGCTGTTACTGCTTCCTAGTGCGCCACGGGCAACACCAGATGAACCACTAAAGGTTCCTATTTCTTTTCCTTCTAGTCTTAAACGCTTACGTCTTGCAGACTCAAGTTCTCCAAAGCGTTCTTCTTCTGCGGTTGTCTGAGTATAATTAATTCCTTCTTCACCATAAATCTGCCCAAGTTTTGAGGCAGTAGGAAGTACTTGTGAAATTTCTGAATATCCTTCACGGGCTTCCTTTTGGGTAATGCCCAACTTAGCAAGATTTTCAGCACTAGTTACACTTGTTACTAAGTTCTGCTTAAGTGCTTCGTTACCAATTTCTGCTGCAGTCACCTTCTCTTGCAACCTAGGTAGATTTTCTTTAGGACTAAGGAAGTATTTAACTAAATCTGTATCGGTAATATTGTAGAAACCTTTTAGGGTAGCCTTAATATTAGGGTCAGCATTGTTAACTCGTGTTACTACTGTATTAATTCTGTCTTTAAATTCTGGTGCATTAATATCATTACCAATGAGTTCACCCATTTTAGACTGTGCTGTTTTGCGGTCTGTTCCAAAGTATCCTTGTAGACCATATACACGAAGAGTTTCTTTATAAGCATCTTCTAGTTGTAGGTAAGCATCTTCTGATAGGACATTAAGTCCAGCAGCACGGCGTGCTTCATTGCCAGAAAATCTAGTTGTGTATGCTGTAGTCTTTCTTAATTCTAAACCCGCACGCTCAGAGCCAAAACCACGCTCCATATATCCTTGTATTTCTTTTAATATTTCAGCATCATCTAAACCATACTCTTTAAAAGTAAGTCTAAGAATTTCATAAGCATCTTCATCTACAGTACTCTTGTATTTTCTTCCAGAAGGAAGAACAATCTTTGAAGTTTTATTAGAATAAAAAGCAACAACATTGCCATATTCATCTTTTTCTGTAGAGACAAGAGTAACGTCAGTGTCATCTCCACCTTCGCCACCTGAATAATCTGGGTCTACTTCTTGTCCGCCTTCAAACTCTCCACCTGCACCGTCAGCATATACGGCAATACGAAAACCAGTTTTTCCTGGCTTGTATTTTAATATTGTTCCTGCTTTAGGAAAAACTGTTTTACTTCCAGTGTCTGTTGTTGCTGGTGCGCTATCAGTTCTTGCAGGTGCTCTACCAGCATTAATACCAATGCGTGGGTCATTTGGGCTAGTAATTGGGTTAGCAAGGTAGGCAGCATAAGCATCATCTTTTTTCTTTTTTGCTGCTGCTTTTGCTGCTGCTGCTTTCTGTGCTGCTGTAAGTTTCTTTGCCACTATGCCCTCAATCCAAACATACGTAGAATATCATTTGCATATCCTGATGCTTCTTCTTTAGCCGCTGGTGTCTTTAACCATAGACTCTTAGTTTCTGGGTCTGTCTTAACTAAATAACTAATCTCTGCTTCCGTCATAACTCCAGGCTTTCCATTATTAGAAAGAGCCTTAGCAACTACTGAGTTATTAACAGACAAAGACTTATAAGGAATACCAGTTAATTGAGAAACTTTATAGATTGTTTCCGCTGCAATATCTTCAACAGATGTATCGTCATCAATAAAATCTGAAAGGTTGCTATACTTTATCTTTGATAACTTTTGAATCTTAGCCTGAGTAGATGTTAAGTCTTTTCCAGACTTCATGTTTTCTACTACTATTGCCATTGCTTGTTCATCTGAGTAATTAATACCATAACGCTTAGCATAGGTTTTAATACTATTAATAGCCTGTGCTGCTCCAGCCCCAGACTTAACAATAGTATCTAGGTCAGAACCCTGAATAGAGTTAGCAAAAATCTTTCCCAGCATTAAAGTCTTATCAGTCTGGTCAATAAACGAACCACTGTCTACACCACTTCGTGATGAACCACCACTAGTTGTAGTTGACTTAACTACCGCTTTCTTTTCTGCTGCATTAAGCGTTGCAAAGTAAGCATCCTTTTCAGCCTTGGTAGCATTGCGACCAATGTTTTCTATAGCAAAACGATTTGCTTCTTCATCTGAATCTGGACGAGTAGTTTCTTGACGGCGATAATCAGTAGATGTACCACCAGCCCCACCAGTATTTGGTAGTGCGTTACCAGATAAGTAATCTCCTAAAGTTCCTACAGTGTAGGTTTTGTTATACTTTCTAGCATCAAGGGCTGAAATACCATACTGCCTAATTGCATATTGCAATCCCTTTTTAAAATCTGGGGCAGAGATATTCTTAGTATCATAGGTTTCTTTAGTAATAAGACTCTTCTTGTATAAAGAATCAAATAGTACATTAACACCACCAGGACTTGTCTGATAAAAAACAATGGCTTTGTTTGCAATTTCATTATAATCTGGTGAAGCATTAACACGTGTTACTGTTTTGCCAAAAGTATCTTTATATGTATCTACAAATAAAAATACTTCTCCATCTTTACCCTTGAGGGTTGTGTTGCCATCTTCATCTGTATCTACAACAAGGCCCTTTTCGGCAATCAAACGACCTAATGGGTCTGTAACTAAACCACCAGAAACATCTGGTGACATAGGTTCAGGAGAGGTAGGTTTATAGTTAGGACCAAATCTTAATTTACCAATTTCTAAATCAGTTCCGCCTGATGATTTAAATTGTTTTGTAGCAGCAGCATAAAGGTCGCCATATGTTTTATGCTTATCGGTAATATACTTTGACCCAGGAAAAAAATTCCTATCACTATTAGAAATTTCTGTATCTGCACCCTTATCAAGATTTTTAATTGCATAATTAAGAAATTCTTTATCTTGTTTGCTAACTGGCATTAGTAACCCTTCACAACTGCTGAGTATGTTTCACGTGAGTAGTAATCAAGGATTGCTTGGAACACAGCCCTGTTTGCTTCCTTAATCACCATATCTCCTTCAATAAATTGTTCAATTAATCCTTGAATTTCTTCTTTGCGGTCACGCTTTAGTTCTGCAAAGTTAACAGAATCACGTAGTTTTGGGTCAGTAGAAATGTTAATAAAATTACGAATTTGATTAGCAAGGATTAGCATCTTACTTCTGGTACCAGCCTGCATAGGAATGTTAACATCCTTTAAGATAGCCTCGATATTAATAAACATATTCTGCTCAGTTGCAATCTCATTTCCTCCGCCAGTAATTGCCGCTTCAAGAAATGGGTTTGCTAGTTTCATAGCATTACGTTGGTTAGTAGCCGCAGTAATAATTGCCTTACGACCTGTTGTGCTTACAGTATTAGCAAGTGCTTCCTTTTCATCACGGGTAATATTAAAGTAAGCCTGCTTATCACGGGAAATCATTACATCCATATAGTACTGTTCAACATCTTTATTCTTAATATAACCTGCTGCTTCAAGCCATGCGTAACTTGATGCATCAAAATCTCCAGTATGCGGAGCAAAGATAAAGGCTGATTCTCCATAGGTATCAACTAAGTTTTTATTAGAGATATACCAATCTTTCATATCCTTAGTCTTGTTAATGATTACATTAGTCTGCTTATCATCACGAGATACTGTGTAGATAATCTTGTTTGGATTCTGTCCAACAAATGTAGCAATAGCCAAGTCATATGGATTCTGAACATCTCCACCATAACGCTGAGTTACTGCGTTAACTAAATCATAGAACTCAGGACGTAAACCTGTGATACCTACATTAAGTAGATAGTCTGGTACGTTCTTGCTTTCCTGTGTGGTTGCAGTAAATGGAGAAACAAGTCCTAAAACTGAACGCATAACCATTACATTGTGTGCTGAGATACGGATATTCTTTAGGTATTCGTACCGCTCTTCTGGAGTAGAGTCTGGACCAGGAGCATTACCTGCTGCTGCATTGAAAGCAATAGCCTGCATAGCAGCCGTTGATTCCTGACGAGACTTTTCATTTACAGGAAGCATTGCATATACCTTCTGCAATGATGCTGGAACTACAGCACGAACAATATCAATATTGTCGCCAATGTTTCCTAGTGCGTAGTTATCTAATTCTTCACCAATACGCTTACCCGTTGAACCTGTTTGGCCAAGAATTGATTTCATTGTAAGAACGCTGAGCGCTCCAATTGGACCAGATAGGGTAGGCTGACCAGCATCTGGGCTAAATGAAGGGTTAGCCAAAGATAGTTTAAATGTAAAGTCATTAAACAATGGCTGCTTAAATGACGGAGTACCAGGACTAAGAGTGCGAACTACACTATCAACTGTCTTAAAGATGATGTCATCCATAGGCATCATTACATATGGCTGACCATCTGCGTCTTCATAAACATCGCCATTAGCATCCATACCCGTATGTGCTAAACGCATACGATATGCAACACGTAGTTTTGCATCCTTCATGCGGTACATACGGCGCCAAAAATCTTCAGTAGCACGGTAGAAACGACCTACGTTACGTGCAGATAAAGCAAAGTTAGAGCGGATGTTAGGGTTATCAGCAAACTTTAATACTGTATCTGCTGCATCTTGAATAGCAAGTTCAGTAAACTTCTTATTAACTATCTCGTTAATGTTTTCTTTAGCATTATCTAGATGCGTTACTGGTGTTCCATCTTTCTTGTAGTACTTAACACCGCCAAGAGGAATGCCTTCTTCTTTAAAGAAACGAATCTGTGCAGAAAGTAAGTCATCATAGTGCTGCTTTTCTAAGCCAGAAAGGTTCTTGCGGATACGCAAGTAACTAGCCATAATTGCTGGCTGACGTAAAATACCCGTAACTTGGTTATCCATAATTTCCATCATGTTATTGCCAAGTTTTTTTAGGGCAGTTTCTGTATCTGTAATACTATCAATATCTAACATGGTAAACATTTTGCCTTCTGGCTGCATACCTTTAGTTAGTTTAACAAAATCCTCAAAATCAACTGACTGTGCTGCTTGACCATAAGAGGCTTTTTCGCCCATTTCCTTATATCTAGTACGGATTAAACGAAATAGTTTTCTATTAAAGTTATTACCCTTGCCATGGAATGCCGAATACATATCAAGTAATGCACGTGTAATTTGGTCACGAGCAATTTCAATTTCTGATATACCATTTTGACGCAATTGAGTAGTGCGTAAACTTGACATAGTTAAGAAATCAGCCAAGGCTTCAGCATCATCTACTACATAGGTAAGTTGACCATCTAATAAATCCATTGTTTCTTTACCGACAACATTAGCAAGTGGTTTGTTCTTGCCAATGCCAACCTGTCGAAGCAATGTATCTACTGCAATTTCAAAATCTTTTTCAGTTTTGAGTGCATTGTTATCAAAGAAAACAGTTACTGGATTATAAAATAGGTTCTGTTCTTTACCTTTAATTTTACGAGAGTTTCCGTAAAAACGCTTGCCCCAGTTTTCAAAGTGAACCTTAGCAAGTGCATGCTCTCCTAAAGACTCAGCCTTTTCAATATCGCGGGTATCTACTACAGTTCCTTTTCTTCCAGAAACAAGGTCTGATTCTCTTAACATTGCATCAAACTTGCTTATTGGAAGTAACTCTTCTGCAATTTCAGGAGCATTACGGGAACTTAAAGAAGCACGGCTTACGATAGATGCTGCTGAACCAGCAAGAACATTTCCGTTAAGAGATAAAGCCTGCATAAAGTAGTTTAAGTCATCGCCATCTAGTTTAGATGGAAACAGTTGATTTGCATGATGTGCGGTAGCAAGCGCTAGTTCAATATTTCTAACTTGCTCTTCTGAAATGCCTTTATTTTCAGCAATTTGTTTACGTATAGCAACACGTGTAGGAACATCAATGGATTCTGAAACCTTATCCATCTCAAGTTTTGAGCGGAGTATTGCTTTAAAACCTTCTGTGCTTTTAGAACCAGTTGCAGCAGTAGCAACTTTACCCATACGTGCACCCTTGCCACGCAAGACATCAAAAATATCTTTGGCGGGTGCAGTAAGCATAAACATTACGCCTTCGTCAATTGCAGAGCGTACACCCAAGCGTGGGAATAATGTAAATATAGACCAAAAGTTTACAAACTCAGAACTAAACTTTGATGATGTAGCACCTTTACCTACAGCCATAACAAAATTCTTTTTGCTTTTTATTTCATAGGCTGTTTGTGCGATTAACTGATAGTCAAGGTTTCCAATTGCATTAGTTTCTTGAAATGGATGAATAACACCATTAGTTTCGTAATGCTGAAAGCCGTCAGTAACTCTTAATCCAGCGCCTTTAACCTTACCAGTTAGGTGAGTAGGAATATCTAGTTGTGTAACAATAGACATACCCTCTACATCACCAAATTTAGACTTTAAAGTCTGTTCAATTAACTCTTTACCCTTAGGGTGGCCCTCAAGGCCAGCCTTCTGCATTATTGCTGTATAAACGCTACGAAGAACTTGTACCTGTTCATCTGCGGTTGAGTTAACAAATCTGTGTGTAAGCATATCGGATAAATCTGCAGGTAAAACTAATCGAACTGTATCGTAAAATACATCTGCAGTTTCAACTGCTTTATCGCCAATACGGATAGAACGATTCTGTGGTGTTCTGCTCATTGCACGGGCTGTTTTTTCCTTTAAGGAAATACCCTTATAAAACTTTTCTAGTTCTTTTACTTCAGGAGAAACATAGTTAGCATCTTCTGGTCCAACTTTTGTAAGCGCTGCCCATGCGGCATCGCCTTCTTCTTCTGTGTACTTAGGATTTAAAAACTCATTAACCTTTGCACCAAATCTAGAACCAATCTGACGTTGGTTACGTGAGGTAGGAATGCCATTACGATAGTACTGCATACCATCTACACGGCCTGATAGTAACTTCTTGGCAGCATCTACATCTTTACCAAAGTACTGGATAGCAGATTGTGCATCAACAACACCATTACGGGCTAGTAGTGCTACCCAAGAACGATTTGCATGTCCTGGATATTGTTCTGCAATCTCGCGATATACCTGTCCTTTAGCATAATCGCCTTGGGCATCAATATATTTTTGAACAGATTTGCCAATTTCTTCATCCCAGTGCTTGCGTACATCTGGAAACTTATTAAAGGTATCCTCAACACCATAACCACCATGCTTGCGGATTGACTCAGCCATAAAGTCGCCATTAGTTTTTTGGGCAGCCTTAACAAAACGACCATAAAATGGAACTTTAGATGCAGCAGTAGCAAGTTTACTGGTACCACCAGTCATCCATGATAATGGGTCAATTACAATCTGATACATAAAATCAATAGCACCAGAGGTTTTACGAGTACGCCAGTCTACATCTCCCTCTTTTGTGCCATATATAGCACGAGCAATGTCACGACCAGGGCTAACCTGAGAGTACTTAACATCATCAAGTACTATTTTAAACTTTTCTTCATTGTTGTATGCTTCTTGAATAGCAGAAAGTAGGTCTTCATCTACTTGTCCATAGGCTTTAATAATTTCGCCAGGTGTTTTACCAGCAATTAAACCTTTTGCTACCTCAACCTTAGCATTACCGTGGGCCTTGATTGCTGTAGTAAGAGCACCATGGTCAAATATTCTACGTCCGTCCCAGGCATCTGTAAATGTTTGTTTATTAAATAAACCTTCGCCCTGTGCAACCTGTCGTGCTACTAGGTATGGGGTATTAATAACACGATTCCACGCACCAAGGGCTTTAAATGTTGTAATGAGTGGGCTTGCTAAACCTGTAGCCACAATCTTACCAACTTTTAAAGTATTATCTAAAGTATCTGGTGCTTCTTTTGTGTAGTCAGCATTAGGATAAAGAAACTTAAGCATCTCTTGAACATCAGGGTCTAATCCAACAAACTGTTTACGCGCATCATCTACTTTTAGGCGTGACAAACTTTTGTTTTTGTCAACAGTCCAACTGTACTGTTCAATTTGATTAACTTGTTCTGGCTTAAGATTAGCCTGCTTAGCCGCAGCGTAAATGTTTGGGCTTGTCTTTGCGACAATATAGTTAAGTTGTTGAGACATTAACCCATACTTCCGTTATCAACAATCATACGATATGCAAGTTCAGCCTCGCCCGTTGGGTCGTATTGAATTAACTGTTGTAACGTAGAGGCAAGGGATGCTTGCCGTGCTGGTAAATTAAGCGCTTCTGAACCAGGGCCTTCGCCAATATCTATACCAGCAGTAATTGGTTCACCAGGACGTTGAGTGGGTGCCATTAATTCTGTTGGCATTTCCATTTGAACTAAACCTGAATCACCCATTGCGCTAGAACTCATAGTATTTCCAGCCATTGGTGCTGCTACTTGATTTGAGTAGGTTTGCTGTCCCTGTCCGTATGGTAGGCCTGAGATGTACTTGGCACCTTGTGTTGGTGCCCCGTCAGTGCGCTGAGAAAGAGCGCCAGGGCCTGAAACTGGTGCAGGGTTAGACGGCGCACGATAGCCACCACGTCCTTCTGGTGCAGTTGTCATTACTCATCTCCTTCATCTTCCATTAATTCATCGTCTTCATCTGCTGGTGGCTCACCAAAGGATTCTTTATTGTATTCCTTGGCCATACGCATCATGCCATAAGCATTCCAAGGTGTCATTGCTTCTGACACTTCCGTATGCAAGTAGCGAGTTCCATCATAATCTGCCCATTCTGTAATTATTAGCCAGTTAGCGCAGATGTAGTTAGACCCTTCAGGGTCTTCCTCTATTAGAACTCTTAGTGCTTGCTCTATTTTCTCCCTGAACTTCTCACTCATTTTGCGTACTGAATCTTTGTTATGATTGGTGCACTTGTATAGATGTCCCACATGCAAGCAACTTCAATTGCTCTACGAATTATTTTTTCCGCTTGTTCTGGAGTTTTCGCTTTATCAATATGTAAAGCCTCCATAACTCCCAAAGCAACATCGCCACCGCTCCCACCATAATAAATACCACGGATATCACGGTCCCAAGAATAATCCTCAAAGATAGGATAAATAGTTCCATGTATGCTGATAATAAAATCTGAATCCTGCGCTGCTGCATCCCCGTCTTCTTTCATGTCATAACCTGCATCTATAAAAACTTTACGCATTGCAGGTATAAACTTTTGCGTCATAAACAAATCTAAGTCTTCTAACCTAGTTGGTTTAGGTGGCTTCCAGCCAAACTGCAAAATGTTAGAACCACGACTAGCACCAGAACCAGCAATTAGATAACCATTGTTTTCGGTAATCTTGTGTGTAGCAATCGTCATAGGACGACCACTCTCATCGGATGCTCTAGAATCGCAACCGATTACAGACCAACCATCTCCTTGATAAGCAGCCAGCGTTGTCATTGTCCCCTACCTAGTTATCTTTGAGTTACGGTTCTTGCCGAAGCGTTTGCTGTTCCACCCATCGTTAGACTGGAAAGTAAACTTTGTAATCCCTGCGGAGGAGCGCCACCTGCTGGAGACGCGGCGGGAGCAGGGGACGGTTGCTCAACCTGAGGTGCTTCCCCAGCAGGTGGTAATTCTGGAGCGAACACATCATTGATTGCGTCCTCAATCTGAGTGCCCTTCTGGCGCATACGGATAACTTCTGCAATCTTCTTAACGATTGTAGTTGGGTCTCCGCCATTAGCAATAAGTTGTGGAATTGCTTGTGCTGAAGCATTAAGAGATGAGATAAGTGCGTTACGCATTTCCTCAACTTCAATCTTTTCCTGCTCCTGAGTTACGTTAACTCCAAATGGCAATTCTCGTTGTGCTAAATCCTTAGAGATTAATTTACCGCCAAGGGCTTGTAGCATAAAAATAAGTCCTTGCGCTGGATTAAGACCAGCCAACATTCCATAACGAACATCAGCGGAATAATCTCCCTTAATATCCTTTGATGGTAGGTACTCAATTGCATATGGGCTACCTGCATCAATACCACGAATAGCCTTTTGCTCGTTAAAGATTTTTTCATCTACTTCAAAACAAAGTGAAATTACACTCTTAAGTGCAGATGCAAAGATAGCCTGCGCTGACTTAACCTGTGTATCAAATCCACCCATAAGGGCTTGCACGCCTTGACCAGTAATAATTGAAGCATCAACATTTCCAGTACGTGATTCAGGATAGCGTGTACCAGTACGCAATTCATTTTGTAGAACTGCTTGCTCATTAAACAATGAGCCAGATACTGGTAGTTCAACTCGGCGAACACCTGCTGGGTTCTTAGTACGGATAACTCCGTCTCCACCGAATTGAAACTCGTTCACATCGTCAGGGACAATCAATGGTGACTGTACGGCTTTCTCTGTTGCTTCCATCGCAAGTAATGCGAATCTATTGCGAAGCAACTGAATGCCAAGTACATCATCAAACTGCCCACGCATCTCTTGGTCAACAGTTGGTCGCTTTGCGACTACAACCATCATCTTGCCAATAGGATTCTTGGCACGAGAAATAACTAGGTTCTGGCGGTCTGGAACGTAAATGATAGATTGATGCTGGTCGTAGTAACGAACAATATCAAATCTAGCATTCATATCTTGGTCATAACCATCACGACCAAGTAAAGCGTCAGTATACTCTGGGAATTGGGAAACCAATTCTGCCAGTGGCATAGAGTAACGCTTAGCAAAAGCAACGCAGCGTCCGTAGCGGTCAAACTCAGGATAAGCCCCGATAGGACTTTCTACGCGAATACGCGGCAACTTTGCTTCAGTGTCCAGTTCAATAATGAACGGAACAAACCCAAATGTAATGTACCAGTCTGCGCCTGTGTACATCTGTACTTGCAACTCGGAATTATAAAGATAGTTAGCAGCAATGCGAGTACGGTTATCTGCTGCTTTACGAGCACGGTCTTTTGTTTGGCTAACTACAGAACAGTTAACTGCTGGTAATGGAGCCATAACTTCTGATAGGTCACGGGCAACAATGTCAACAAAGTTAGCAACTACGTTAGCCTCTACACCTTCAGGAAAAAAATCAGGATATACACTAGAAATTTGTCCTTGACGGACTAGCAATACATCTTGGTGACGACCATCGCGGTCACGGCTGCGGTCTTTCAAAGACGCAACACGTGCAAAAATTTGCTTATCAGTTAGCATTACTTAGTCCTTTTTGGAGATGATTTTTTCTTGGCTGTTTTCTCTGCCTTTTTAATAGCCTTAATGGCTTCTGCAATACGTGCGTCAACACGAGTGTAATTCTTTAATTCTGATTTACTTAATTGACTAAACGCAGCAAGTTCACTCTTAGGTGCACGTTCTGGATTAGGTACAAGATTACGAACATCAATTGGTTGTTCTTTGTCAGGGCGTACTCTTGATGCAATTGCTAGTGCTCTTTGACGCGCTTTTAATTCTTCAGTTAAACCTGTCTTTTTCTTTGGCTTAGATACTCGTGATGGTCTAGTGCCTGTTTTAATGCGTTCTCTTTTTTGAGCAGCACGCTTGGCTCTTACATCTGCTGGAGTAACACGGTCCTTTTGCATTGATTTAGTTACAGTCTTTGTGTCAGGCTTTTTTCTATAAAGATTATAAATATCTTTAGCAGGGTCTGCTTTTGGTTGTTTAACACCAGTACTACCTCTGCGTTCTACTACACGCTTAGGTGGATTTGCTACATCTGGTCTGCGACTAGCACGACCAAGTTTAGGTGCACCTGTTTGCATTTCAGTTCTAATAAGTTCTCTGATTTCTCTTTGAGAAACCTTAGCAGAGGCTGCTTGCATAACACGCCTCTTTGCTGCGTTGGATAGGGCAGCACGGCGTATTGCTTCTACTACTGCTTTTGCTAGCGGTGCTGGCATCCCTACTCCTTACTTCTTCTTTTTCTTTGCTTCTTCTGCTGCTAATCTTTGAAGAGTGGCTTGATAACGATTAGATACACCTGTTGGAACATCTTCCAACGGCTTAGTTTTCTTTATGTTCTTTACCAGTTTCTTTGCAGTTTTTGCAGGAGACTTAGTAGGAACAACCTTCTTAACTTTTGCAGCAGGCTTGATAACTTTCTTTGCGCCCTTAACAACACCCTTTGCAACTTTTCCATAAGGGAACAAAAACATAGCAACATCGGTTGCAGATTTTGGCATTACATATTCATCTACTGTTTTAGCAATTTTACGTGTGGCTTTAGTTACCTTTTTATTAACTTGATTCCAGCCAATATTGTTTTGTGAGTATGCCATTACTTGCCCTTCTTCTTTTTAGATGCAGCATACGCTGCACCTGCTCCGCCACCAACAGCAGCACCTGCTGCAGTCTTCTTAACAACTCTTGTTGTCTTAGACTGTGTTGCCTTCTTAAAACTTTTTACTTCACGCTTTGCTGTACGATAAGCAGCAGCATAAGCCTTTGCTTTCTCAGCATTGCGAATTGCATCTAACTTATCTAATTGATTAAGGGTCATATTATCTGGAACACCCTTGCGTAATCCACCTAATGCTGGCGTACTTAATCCTGGCATACCTGGTACGTCTACGCCACCAAACCCTTTATCAAGACCCATTTTTATTTTGAAAGCGTTTGACTCTCCAACAGTTGTTGAGCCATAGGATTTCTTTTTGGCGCTTTGTTTAGCAATTTTTTTTGTTGTTTTAGCAAGACTTTTAGTTCCTTGCTTCATTCGCTTTGCTTGCTTGATTGTCATGTTAGGTGTTTCTTTTAGGAATGGAGATGTAGAAACAATCTTCTTATCCTTAGCAGCACGTGAACCAGTGACTTTCTTAACAACCTTAGTTGCGCCTTTAATGACCTTGATTGGGTTTGGCATTTGTTAAATCATCTTTCGTCTTGCAGGTGAACGCTTTGTTCTTGATGGCATTGCAGGTCCTGAAGTTCCAGACTTCTTAGGACCAGATGGTGCTCTACGTGGCGCTGCTGGTCTTAACTTGCCATAGTTTGGCTCACGCGTAGGCATAGGAACTGGTATTGCACTTCCAGGTGCGCGAGGTATAGTGCGTCTTGGCATAGGTACTGGTGTTGCACCAGTCCTTACTCGGCGCATTGCTGGCATGTTCTTCTTAGATGCCACGATTACTTAGCCTTCTTAGCGGCTTTTTTTATCAACTTTGGAGTGTTAGCCTTCTTGCCTGACTTTGAAATAACATTTTTAGGCATTTCAGGAACTGCACGGCTACCAACATTTTGACTAGACCTACGTGCTGCATCTACATACTTTGCTGCTTCTTTAGGAGTTAACTTAACATATTCTCCTGCTACTCTGCTGTAAAGACCATAATCACTCTGGTACTTCTTAACTGCTTCACGACCAACAGTATCTGGGACATATCCCTTAGGAGCCTTTGATGGTCCTTGTGCTGCTTTTAGTCCGCGTGCGTTTGCTGATGTAGCCTTCTTTGCTGCTGCCTTCTTTGCTACCTTTGATACAATCTTTCCTAATGGCATTTTATTTTCCTTATCCGTATTGTTCTTGCCACTGTTCTTGCAGGGCAAGGTCTAGGTTTACTGTTCCGCGTTTTGATAGTTGAGCACGGGTAGCCCAGCGATTTTCTGAGTAACGTGCGATAACCGTGCTTTGTTGCATCAACTCACGCAGTCGCAAAAATGCAAACCACATAGCCATTACACAGTCGGTCTTACCCTTTGTTTCGGGCTTCCATGTTATGAGTTGTTGGATTAAAGCCTTCACTCCCTCTGAACCATCTGAGGAAGGAAATTCAATTAAGTTGTTTTTTTGGAATACTCCATCGTGCATAGTGCCCAACATCGTTGACATAGATGCAACACCGTGAGAGGTATCCCATTTATTCTTTGCCGTAAAGTGAGGCTTTAGGCTTGTGCCGTGTTGAGATAGCCAATCACGCAAATCACTATCAAGTTCATAGGCTTTTTGGTGAGCGTTAATCTCCACGCGAAACTCGTTAGGACGATACTTAAGAGTAAACTCTTCAATCATCGCACGAATCTTTTGAGGCGTAGGCTCAGACATGTTCTCACAGTCCAGCACATACATCTTTCCATCTGCTCGGTTATAGGTCATCGCTACAAATGCAGCATGTCCTCTGCCCATAGCAGGGTCAAAACCAACAACTGTATAACCTTCAACCTGTGTCGGATGTCCCACCGCGCCTGGTTTTAATTGACCGCGCTTTCTCATTCCTTTTACACACGACTGAACCAGTGCGGGTGGGAAGATGGAATCTTCTTCGACATCCTCCTGCTGATAGACCAAAGCCCAAGTGCTGGGAGTTACTTCGCCACGGCGCTTAAATAATGATGGACCATCCCATTTGGGAAATAGCCCTTGCTCATCGGGTAGTTCGTCCTCATCTCCATCCCACGGATGGTCAGACTTAGGCCAAAGAGTTACCCATTCTTCTGGGTTCTCCCCAAACTCCAAAACCGCAGGCATAGCCATGTAAGTAAATGGGCACTTACCGTTAGACCAATGCTTCGGATTACGAAGTTCTTTATAAAAATCATTCGCCGCAATTCGCGTCCCTACAATCAACAACTTGCCGTTCTTACCCAAACGGGTAATAACTTCTTTTTGTAACCAGTTAATTTGCTTGTCCCACTCATGGGCGTTAGCAGTTGTAATACAGTCGTCCAAGATAATTAGGTCAGCACGTGCTCCGTAAATCTGACCACCCATACCAAGTGCTTGGATAGTTGGGTCCTTCTCGGATGAATCTCTCGCATCGCCCCCAAGGTAAACTGTGTCTACCTTCCAGGTATCGGCATCTTGCTTCCAACCGCCCTCTGGGCCATAGGCTGTTTGTAACTTCAGCCAACGTGGGTGGGATAGCCTTTGCTTAATCGCATACACGAACTCTCGCGCTTTGTTAAGGGTCTTACTGACCACAATGATACGCACATTGGGATTGAGGGCGATACGATAAGTCGAATAGTTAACGGTCACTACAGTTGATTTAGCGTGCTCTGGTGGTACGTTAACTAATAATCGGTTCTGGTCGCCAGGCTCATAAATCATAGAGTCGTGGAGCCAAGAGGGGTCTTGCCCCTCCAATAGGTCAATCCAGTCTTGATGGTGTTCAAAGACCTTCTGCCCCAAAAATACCTCTGAGAACTGGGAAAAGGAAATCTCGTCCTTTGCCACTCCAAGGGAGATGGTGGACTTATTTTTGGCATCAGCCTTGGCATCTTCCAAATCACGGGCAAATTTTTTATCCCGTGATAGCCAGATTCTTAGGGTATCTTCCTTATAGCCAATCTGGGTCATAGCCCTAGGGGCACCCATGCCCTCTGCTACTAGGGCTAGAATCTTTGCCTTTGCCTCCGCAGTCTTTTCCGTGCGGGGGTTATTACTCTTGCTAAATGTCATTGCTGTCCCATTCTGCGGGCAGTATTTACCCGACTACAAACAGCCTGTTCAGTCAGTTTGTAACAGACAGTAGATACAGTCTGTACGCAAGGGCCTGAAGCCCTTGCTATAGTATCGGCAATAAATTGCCTCTACTATATATTAATCCGTTCAACAGCCTATTCCGAACGCTTTTGGGCAGGTGATTTACATCACAATAGTAAAAGCCCTGCTCAGAGCCAGTATTAGCAGTATAGGGGCATAGGCATCCTGTTGTACAGAAAAGATTTATATAGAGATACTACTATGCTTCCTGAAAAGATTAAACAGTCTGGGGTCATTGAGACCCACAGCCTGTCTGCTGCCGCTCAGTTCTGTACTGATACAGGGTGTGCTGGCAGAAAGACTATCTCGGCGCTCCATAGCAACAAACATTCCGCGCCCCAGTTAATAATAAAATCCTAACTGGCTAGCCTGACTACCATACTGAAAGGCTAGAACTAGCACGGCAATCAAGCCCATGAAAAGACTGGGCTTGACAGCCATGCCGTGTAGGAAGTGTAGTTGGAAATACTAACTACGGAAAGGAAGTGAACACTATGTCTGATG